GAATATTCTAGAAGGAAATAAGAGATCTGTAAAGATCGAAGGCAGAGATATTACTAAAGTAAGTATTCCAGTAAACATTGACTAAAAATAAAGTTGTATGAAAGTATTAAGCGTAAATGATTATTTTGTAGAGGTATTGTGGATAGACGATAATGAGATTGAATATATTCCACGTGAAGAGTTTGACAAAAAGTATGGAGCTCCAAAAGATCCTTCAATTCCAATTTTATTCATTAAATAAATAGTTATGACGTTAACAATTCCAATCGTTACTTATCCGCATTTCCCAAAAGATATTCAAACAATCCACTTAAATTAAGGTTATGACCCAGAAAGAAATTAAAGCATTTGCATCAGAGATTATTGGAGACGGACAACTTCCTAATAAGTTCTTCGTAACAGTAAGTCCTTATATTACAATTATTGATGAGTTCGGAGATCATAATTCAGAACTTATAGACGGGTATACTGATGAAGATACCACAACAGAAGTATTTGATACTTATGAAGAGGCCGAAGAATATTTTAATACAATAGACCTTGATCATCGTTATGGTACAGGACATGCTATGATTGAAGATAGATTGACTGGCCAAATTACAGAAATATTTTTAGAGTCAGTAGTTGAAGTTAATTATCATCTACGCGGACATGATATGTCAAGAACATTTGGGTATAAAAAATAATACTATGAATAAATTAAGAGTACAGAAAACAATTCTACCTAAGAATTCTTTAGAGTATAATGAATGGTTAAAAGAATTTAATTTTGGAAGTGCGCATGATCTTACTAAAGAGAAAGCTAGGAAGCATTCTTTAAATGAACACTATGACTTTACCAAACTAATTCCTCAGACTGAAGAGTTTAGTTTCAAAGATATCCTAAAATTGATTAAATTTAAATTCCTATGATAATTGTGCACTCTTTTATAGTTCCGTTCTTTTGGATAGACGAGAAAGGTCCTTATCTAATAGATGATGACGGGAGAAGAGATTTGCCTCAAGGTACTACAAGAGATCAGATCCTATGGTTCAAGAAGCCTCATAGAGGTGGAAAGAATCCTGCATTTGAAAGAGATATCGAGTGGGACGTGCAAGGCACAAAAGGTAAGAAGTACCTAGTGACACTCAAAGGAAAAACTTGGGAGTGTAATTGTCACTCTTTTAAATTTTCTGGAAATAAAAGAAGCTGTAAACATATAGAGGACTTAAAGGGTTCATATTTATCATAGGACCTAAAACCTATCTATATGAACAAGAAGGAAAGAGAGTTCGTCAAATACGTAAAGTCTGAATGTAAAAAGTACGGAGTCAAATGTGATTTGAGGAAAACTAGATACGTCAGACTATCAGGAAATATAAAGTGCTCAGGATACTTTGATGAAGATGCTCCAGCTCTTGTTTGTTCAATGAATAGGAAGGATTGGATAGAGATCCTTGCACATGAATTTTCTCATCTTACACAATGGGTAGAGCAAATAGATATATGGAAGAAGTGTATGGTAAGTATGCCTCTTGTAGATGCTTGGTTAGAAGGTGAAGATGTTCCTAATATCAAGAAGCATTTGGCAGTATCTAGAGAATTAGAATTAGATAACGAAAAAAGGTCTGTAAGAATTATTAAAAAGTTTGGTTTAGATGTAGATATTGATAGTTATATAAAGAAAGCTAATGCGTATATCTACTTCTACAATAGATTGTTAGCTACAAGAAAGTGGGCTACTCCAAACAATAGTCCATACAGTAACCAAAAGATCATAGAAAAGATGCCAAGATATTTTAAAGCAGATTATTCAATAACACCTAAAAGAATAGAAAAAGTATTTATACAAGAAAACTTATAGTTATGGATTTAACAATAAAGCCTACAAGAAAACACGTAAATCAAATCCTTGATTGGTGTATAAAAACTTATGGCAAATCTAAGTTCAATAGACCAATCCCAGAAATAGAGTTTAAGAAACCAGATTACTATACAGAAGGATGTATAGCCTATTATGATGAGATTGATGCCGTTATATTTGTAGATAAGGTTGCTAATGATAATTTAAATGAGTTAGCAAATAGTATCATTCATGAGTATATACACTACAAACAAAACATGAAACATTATCAGATACTTGCAATGTATCTACCAGATCATAAAAATCCCATGGAAATTGAGGCAACAAAAATTGCTAAAAGGGACACAAAAAAGTGTTTAAAAGAACTGTTTGGTACTAAGTAGTTTAATTTTATTATTAATATTTATTGTTATATAAAATAACTATAAAGTATGACCTTACTTCAGGTAGCAGAATCAGAACACATAAGAGAGTATTTTTTACAATACGGAGTTTTGGGTATGCTTGCTTTTTTACTTGGATATTTTGCATGGATGCAATATCAAAGACTTGTTAAAAAGAATGATGCTTTAGAAGAAAAAGTAGATAAGCTTCAAGATGAGATGATGGCCATGATTGCAGAAGAAAGAGATAGATTGGCTGAACTCATAAGAGAAAATACTGAGGCGTTAAGAGAACTACAGAAAACAATATTCAAGTACATGGTTAAAAATAATGAGTGATGGATTACAGGAAATATTCTTTAGGCAAAATGGGAGATAAGTTAGTTAAGGCAATGGAAGCTAAAGAACATTTCGATAAAAAAGAAGTCGAAAATAATTATATTAGAAAAGTACAGACACTAAAAGAGATACTCACTCACGAATATAAATTCGCAAACGAAAATAAAGTCAAGCATTCAAATTACGCAATTAAGTTAGAAGTAATTGAGAAGCATATTGACTACGTAAAAAAGGTTCAAAATAAAAAGTCATTTGATCAATCAGATAAACAGATCATAGACCAACTAATCCTGAAGTACACCTCTCATAACTGATTGATTTCCAACCATTTATAACTTATTGATAATCAATTACTTATAACTTATTGATTTTCAATCGACAATTTTTGAAAAAGACTAAAATAAATTTTTTTATTTCGACGGAATGTCTTAATTTTACTATGTATCAAACAAATAAAGGTTATGAATAAGCAAATTATCCTCTCAGCGTTAGAAGCACAACTCAAGACAAAAGAATCAGAAACAGAAGCCTACGAAAATGACGTAGTCAAGCCAGCTTATGAAACACAAAATGCCGCCGTCTTATCTTGGTTCCAAGAAAATGTATCTAATTTAATTCAAAAAATAGTTGCTACTAGTGACAGGATTGAGATCATGAAATTTGAAGAGCATGCACGTTGGAATTCGTGTACGATTTCTCTAATGCATGACTATAGAAGTGAAAATAGATCTAAGTATGCTGAATTTAGTTGGTATAGTTCTAGAGCTACGGCAAAAGACGGATTTGTTCTAGCCGATGTACAGATATTCGGAGCTGTAGCTGCTAAGTTTCAAGAGATAGAAAATAAGTTCAAGCATGAATGGAGTCCAGCATTCTTAGAGATATATCGTGAAGCAAATAAAATGGAAAGAGAATGCGCAGAGTTACGTACTACGATTAGTAATACAAAATATGATATTGCTAATGAATTAAAGAATCAATACAAAAAAGTTGGCTTCTCTTGTGAACTAAACACTAAGAAATATATCAATAGAAATTACGACACTGGTGAAGTTACTTTAGAAGATATCAAACATCAAATGAAATTGCAAATAGGTAGAAGCAATTACGATTATGTGTATGTAAGTGCATTCAAAGTGAAAGAATTAAACAAGTACAAATGTACATTAGAGATTTCTAATGATAATCATTCACTCAAAGAAATTACAGTAACAATTAAAAGATTTAATGAGTTTATCGATGATGTATTTAATTGGCAGAATGGTGGATCTGAAAGTGATAGTAAGTATACAACCGATAGATACAATAGGCAATACGCTAAAAAAGAAAATGCTGAATAATGAAAACATTTAAAGATCTAGAATTTATAGAAATGAAAGATCAATTCTATAATGGAGTTCAATGTAGAGTAGAATTTGATAATGGATATGGAGCCAGTATAGTTAGACACAACTATAGTTATGGAGGCAGAGAAGGTCTATATGAGCTTGCTGTATTAAATCAAGACGGACAAATCCATTATGATAATCCAGTAGCAAATGGAGATGTTAGAGGGTATTTAACGCCTGAACAAGTTACAGAACTATTAAAACAAATTCAAGAGTTATGAAAAAATATTGTAAAGTGTGTGGAACTGAGATCCACCCAAAACGTGTAGCATTAGGATATTCTACTTCTTGTGTAAAGCATTCAACTGCCGAGAGATATACAGGTATCGTAGCAGCAGGATCTAAAAGCGACTTTGAAGTTCATGTCATTAAAGATAAGAATGTAGCAAAGGAAATTGCTCGCATGTCTAATATTTATTAGAAAGAACAAAATGAATTACGTAGATCCAGTTAAGTATAGCAAAGCAATACTATCATTGATGGAAGATGAATCAATGGCACAAGAGGAAACCGTTCCTGTTGAAGGTACTATGAGCATGAAAGAGAGAGTGGCAAAACTTTCTCCTGATGATCAAAAGAAACTTAAGGAATATATCGATGCTATAAAAGAGATTAAGAAAGAGATCAATGAATTAATTAATAAAGAAGCCATTGCAGAAGATGGCGGTAACAAATCCTCTGGATTGTATTTGAGTACAGAAGAGGAATAAAAAATAAATAAAATGGTTTTGTTAAATTTAGTTTACGGAGTTCTTTATGGTATCATAGGACAAGTCTTATCATTCATACAATTACAAGCTGGCGTTAAATGGGGTTGGACCGACAAATTCGGTTGGGCTCTTATGTTCCTTGGCCTTCCTATTAGTTGGGCATTCATGAAGAGTGTTCAAAATTTTATCTTAGCATTTCATGGACAGCAGTGGCCTTCAAGACTATTAGGTTTTGGGATTGGAGTTATTATCTTTAGTATATTAAGTTGGATATTATTCAAAGAAGGTATAACACTAAAGACTTCAATTTGTTTATTTCTTGCATTATGTATAATTTTGGTACAAATATTGTGGAAATGAAAACGATAGTACTAGGAGACACTCATGGAAGATCTAATTGGAAATTAGCTATTCACCAAGAAAAGCCTGATAGAGTTATATTCATTGGCGACTACTTTGACTCATTCGAGTTTAGTGGAGCGGAACAGATTAATAACTTTAAAGAGATTGTAAAGTATAAAGAAGACAATCCTCAAGTAGAAGTAGTATTGTTAATAGGTAACCACGATCATCATTACTTTCCAGAAGTAGGATACACAGGTACATCAGGTTTTCAAAAAGGCATTGCTCCATCAATTACGCAAGTCATAGATGAGAATAGACATCATTTACAAATGGCTTATGGTTTTGGTGAATATCTATTTACTCATGCTGGTGTGAGTCCTGTGTTTATGGATCAAGTCTTTGGGGATGAAGATTTTTATGAAGGTGAAAATTGGAGAAAAGAAAATGTTGTAGTTGATCTAAATGAATTGTTTAGATATAAACCTAGAGCATTTGACTTTAATGGTTTTGAATCCACAGGTAATAACACAACACAGACACCGATTTGGATTAGACCGAGTGCTTTGATGGTTGCAAATAAAAAGCATGAGAAAGGATTAAACAAAGACTACATTCAAATTGTAGGGCATACCCAAATGAAGAGACTCGACTTAGAAAGTTCAGATAAATTTACAGGAGGTAGATATTATTTCATAGATACTATGGAAACATCAGGACAATATCTTATAATTGAAGACGGTAAATTAAGTGTAGGATCAGTAAGATAAATTTTGTATATGCAAGTAAAAGATAGAGCGAATTTTTTAGTAGAAAGATATGGAGAAGATTGCATTCAAGTTGTTAATAGTTTATTAGAAGACGTTCAGGACATAAAGGAGCAGTCTTATTGGAATGAAGTACTTAAAATATGTAAAGAATTAATAACAAATAAAAATAATAGTTATGCCTAGTTTTTATGTAGAGGATGTAGACATCGATATTGATGAATTTGTGTCTAAATGTTCTAATAGTGAAGTAGAAGATCTAATTGACTCTTTAATTGATAGCGGATATCTTCCAAGAAGCGTAAGAAATACAGCTATTTCAGAAGGACCTATTTCAGTTAGTGAATCATTCTATGAAGATGCTCTTGATAAACTTCATGGTAAGTGGAATATGTTAACTCAAGAAGAAGAACAACTAATTTTAAACATTGCAAATCGTTTTTAATGCCTAATGTAGTTGATCTAGTAGATCGTATAGAAGAGATGTTCGAAGATATGCCAGATAAAAGGAAGAAGAAGGAATATCAAGAATGGAAAGTAACTATCAATAAGTTAATAGAAGAAGTGAATAGGACATCAAAGATAAAAATGTATTCAATAGTAAAATGAAAATAATATTTTGCCTTCCTGGTAGAGAGTTTAGTGGTAGATTTTTGCAATCATGGACTGAACTAATGTATGCTTGTTTATCAAACGGAATACAACCTATAATATCCCAGCATTATTCTCCATTACTTTACTATGTAAGAAATATGTGTTTAGGTGGAGACAGTATTCAAGGCATAGAACAAAAACCTTTTCAAGGTAAAGTAGACTATGACTATATTATGTGGATAGACTCCGATATGGTATTTAACCCTGATCAATTTTTTAAATTACTGGATCATAATAAAGATATTGCGAGTGGTATTTACAAAATGCAAAATAACTTTCACTATGCTACTGTAGAAAATTGGGATCACGATTATTTTGTTAAGAACGGAACATATGAATTTTTAAACCAAGATACAATTAAACAAAAGAAAGATTTATTTCCTGTTGCTTATACAGGTTTTGGGTGGATGCTAATAAAGAAAGGGGTATTTGAATCTTTAGAATATCCTTGGTTCCAACCAACTTGGAAAGAGTATGAACTAAGTGGTAAAACAATAAAAGAGTTTACTATGGAAGATGTAGCATTCTGTGATATGATTAAAGATAAAGGGTTCAAGATCTGGGTAGATCCTAAAATAGTTATAGGACTTGAAAAAATGATGGTATTAATATGAAAACAGTGAAACTATTTATACCTTTAATTTGTTACAATCATACATGTAATACAGAATACATGATGAGTATTCTTAGATTAGTTAATACTGTAAGAGATAAAGGAATTAACTGTACATTTTATCCTATATTTTTTGAAAGTTTAGTATCTAGAGCACGTAATGCCGCTGTCGCACATTTTATGGATGATCCTGACTCAACTCATTTATTATTTATTGACTCAGATATCATATTTGAACCAGAAGATGTATTTAAATTATTAGAATCAAATAAACCGGTTATTGCTGGAATATACCCAAAAAAATATATTACTTGGGATAGATTAAAAAATAATCCTAATGCTGAGAGAGTTGATTTTCCAGTTGGAGGAGAAATAAAGATAACAGAAGATAATTTTATAGAATTAGATTATTTACCTACAGGATTTTTAATGATTAAGAAATGGGTTATTAAATCTTTGATGGGTGAACATCCTGAATTAAAATACAATAATGATATAGATGGATATGGTACTAACGATTACTTTTATGACTTATTTAAAGTAGGAATAAATAATAGGGGAATCTATGAAAGTGAAGATTGGGGTTTTTGTTCTTTATGGAAAAAATCAGGAGGGCAGGTATTAATTCATCCAGAAGTTAATTTAAAACATGTAGGTTGGCATGAATACTCAGGAAACCTACTTAAG